AGCCTGTGACCCTCGCCACCTAGGACCGACACCCGCCTCTAATTTTCGCATCCACGCTTCAAAGTTCAGGTTCGGAGGGATGTAGCTGAATGCCTGCTGCCCGCCTCCCTGCTGCCAAGGCGAAAGCCACTGGTGCCGACGCGAAGAACCCTCAGCGACACCGCGATAGGGCCGAGCCTCAGAGCAAGCCGCTCGGCGATGCCCCGTCGTTTCTGGACGGGTTCGGCCGTCAGGCGTGGGAAGGGTTCAAGCGCGAGCTGCCCTGGCTGATGGAAAGCGACCGGGCGGTGATGGAGGTCTGCGCGCAAGTCCGCGGGCTGCTGCTGGCCGGCGAGGATGTGGGTGTGACGAAGTTGTCCATGTACCAGTCCATTCTGTCGAAGCTCGGGGCGACGCCGGCTGACCGCAGCAAGGTTGGAGCGCCGCCCAATGACGACGACGACGACGATCTCCTCGACAGTTGATCGTGCCACAGCATACGCGCGGGCTGTAGTTGATGGCGAGATCGTCGCGGGGCCGCATGTTCGTAATGCCTGCCGGCGTCATCTGGACGATCTGGAAAAAGGCGAAGCGCGGGGGCTTCGATACGACGAAGCGAAAGCCCAGAGGGGCTTGGACTTCTTCGAGAAGAAGCTGAAGCTCAGCGAGGGCCAATTTGAAGGTCGGGCTTTCAAGTCGCAGCCGGCGCAAGACTTCATCATCGGCTCGCTGTTCGGCTGGCAGCGGCTGAGTGAGGATCATGGGTGGGTCCGCCGTTTCCGCCGGGCCTACATCGAACAGGGAAAGGGCAACGGGAAGTCACCGTTGGCTGGCGGCATTGGCCTTTATGGGTTGACCGCAGACGATGAGGCTGGCGCCGAGATATACGCAGCTGGTGCCACGAAGGATCAGGCCGGGATTCTCTTCCGCGACGCGGTGAAGATGCGGAACGCCTCGCCTGTCTTGGCTCGGCGGCTGAAGCCGAGCGGTGGACCGGGCAAAGAATACAACCTCGCCTATCTGGAGAAAGGATCGTTCTTTCGGCCGATTAGCCGGGAAGCAAAGCGGACAGGCTCGGGGCCTCGTCCTCACATGGCGTTGTGCGACGAGCTGCACGAACACCCGGACGGTGGCGTGCTGGAGATGCTGGAGCGCGGCTTCAAGTTCCGCCGGCAGCCTCTGTTGTTGATGATCACGAACAGCGGCTCGGATCGCAACTCGGTCTGTTGGTCAGAGCATGAGCACGCGGTCAGAGTGGCAGCGGGGAACCGCAACGCCCGTTCGGACGACGCATTTTACCTTGGCGAGCCGGTTGACGACACCTCATTCAGCTACGTGTGCGCGCTGGACCCAGATGACGACCCGCTGGAGGACCCTGCCTGCTGGGTGAAGGCGAACCCGCTGCTGGGCGTGACGATCACGGAGGAATATCTAGCGGGGGTGGTGGCGCAGGCGCGCGACATTCCGACCAAGCTGAACAACATTCTGCGGCTGCACTTCTGTACATGGACGGACGCGGACACGGCGTGGATGACGCAGAAGGCCCTACAGCCCTGCATCGTCGATTTCGAGCCGCTTGATCTGCACCAGGGCAAGCGGGTGTGGCTTGGCGCCGACCTCTCGCAGGTGAAGGATTTCACCGCAGTCGCCTATTGCGCGCAATCCGGCGTGGTCGAGCACGGCCAGCACGCCGGGAAGCCGATCTACGATGCGTGGGTTCATTTGTGGACGCCGGGCGATACGCTGCAAGCGCGGATGCTCAAGGACAAGAACGAGAATTACCTAGTTTGGCGCGATCAGGGCTTTCTGAACGCCCCGAAGGGCGGCCGCATCAACTATCTGCAAGTAGCGCAGGCGCTTGCCGAAGCGCAGCATGACTTCGACATACAGTGTCTCGCGTATGACCGCTATGCGTTCAGCCGGATGCTTGAGCCGGAGATGCAGAAGCTTGGCCTCGCGATTGAGTGCGTTGAGCATCCGCAGGCTGGGGTCAAGAAGGGTAAGGCGACCGACGCGATGAAAGAGGCGGCGAAGGCTGCCGGGCGCGAGGCGGAAGGACTGTGGATGCCGATGAGCGTCCGGCAGGTCGAGGAACTGGTCAGCGAAGGGCGGATCAGGATTCAGAACAATCCAGTCGTTGTCGCTCACATTATGAGCGCTGTCACCGACGAAGATCGCTTCGGAAACTATTGGTTGGCGAAGGAGCGGGCGGTGAACAAGATCGATGCTGCGATAGCGCTCTGCATGGCTGTGGGTGCGGCGCTCTCGTATGAGAGGGGGCAAACGGCCTCCGTATACGAAGAACGCGGGCTTCTAGTCTTCTGATGGGCTTGCTCGACCGCCTGTTCGGCGGAATGGACCGGATCGCCGAGCGCCAGCAGGCGCAGGCGATCGCGCCATCCTTTCAGGCTTACGGAGCGACGTTCCACGACCTGACGGACCCGCGCCTCGCGGTGTTCCTGCGCGGCGGAAGGAGCACGGCGACCGGGAAGACTGTCACCGAGGGTTCGGCTCTCCGAAACGCGCCGTTCTTCCGGTCGATCAACCTGGTTTCGGGCTGCATTGGTATGCTGCCGACGAACCTTCACCGCAAGGACGATGCGGGGAACATCGAAAAGGCATCGGATCACCACGTCCAAAAGCTGCTGAGGGTGAAGCCGAACGGCTATCAGACGCCTCTCCAGTTCAAGGCATACATGCAGGGTCGCGCACTGCTTCAGGGCGATGGTTACGCCTACAAGGTGCCAGGCGGGCGCGGCGGCCGAGAGACGATTGCGCTAATCCCGCTAGATCCGCTCCGAGTGTCCACCGAATTGACGGACGACTGGACGCTGATCCACAAGTGGACCCGGAAGGACGGCTCCGTTCGAGAACTGACGCAGGATCAGGTGCTCCACCTCCGGGCGCCATACTCCTCTGACGGCATCACTGGCGATGCACTGCTGGATGTGGCAGCTGAGGTACTCGGGCTTGCCGATGCGGCGGACGAAGCCGCAGCGCGCCTGCTGAAGAACGGATCGTATGTCGGCGGCGCTCTGACACACCCGAAGAACCTGTCGCAAGAGGCGATCATCAAGCTGAAGGGCCAGTTTGAGGAGCGTTATTCCGGGCCGGAAAACGCCGGCAAGTGGCTGGTTCTGGAAGAGGACATGAAGGCCCAGCCCTTCGGGATGACCGGCCGCGATGCGGAAGGGCTCGCCCAGCGGAAGCATCAGGCTGAAGAGGTTTCCCGCTTTACCGGCGTGCCCCGCCCGCTGCTGATGTTCGATGAGACGAGTTGGGGCACCGGGATCGAGCAGCTTGGCCTGTTCCTGATCACCTACTGCCTCATGCCGTGGTTCGTCGCGTGGGAAGAGGTCATCGCGATGTCGCTGCTAACCGAAGAAGAGCGCGATGCGGGCTACTACGCCAAGTTTAACGAGGCGGCGCTGCTTCGCGGCTCGCTGAAGGACCAGGCTGAATTCCTGTCCAAGGCTTTGGGCGGCCCCGGCGCGACTGGCTATCTCATGCCCAACGAAGCCCGCGAGCTAATGGAACGGAATCCCCGACCCGGCGGCGATGAGCCGAACTGGGGTGTAGCGCCGAATGGAGGCTCGAATGAAGCACCGTAGCCTGATTTGGGTTGAAGCGCGAGATCGCCCGCCGGAGATGCCGGAGTTTGGGATTGGCAGTGACTGGCGGTTCGAGACGCGCGCGCTGGCGGCTGATTTCCAGCATTTCGAGGTGCAGGCACTCGCGTCTGACCGGCCAACGATTTCGATTTTCGACCGTATCGGCGCGGACGGCAATGGTGGCGGTGTCCCCGTTGGTAAGATCGCAGCAGCTTTGCGGGCCATTGGCGACAAGCCGATCACCGTCGAAATCAACTCACCAGGCGGCAACTATTTCGATGGTGTTGCGATCTACAACCTTCTGCGGCGGCACACGCAAGCTGTTGACGTCCAGATCCTCGGCATCGCCGCCTCTGCGGCTTCTGTGATCGCGATGGCTGGCGATACGATCTCTATCGCGCATAACGCTGAGATCATGATCCATCAAGCAATGGGCATGTTCGCGGGTAATGCCGACGACATGGAGGAAGCCATCGCTACGCTGCGAAAACTGGACGGGGCGATGGCTGATACCTACGCGGCGAGGACTGGAATGGACCGGTCTACGCTGTTGGCGATGATGAAGGCTGAAACCTTCATCGGCGGCAAGGATGCCGTTGAACAAGGCTTCGCAGACTCAGTGATGCAGCGTGACGCCGAAATGCCGGTCTACGCTGAGGCTCAGGAGTTTCCGAGCGACAAGGCTTCGCTCGACCGTTTTCTCGCGAAACACGACATGCCCCGCTCTGCGCGGCGTGACCTGTATCGCGCGATGGGCACGCAGAACGCTGCCGAACCTGCCACGCCGAGCGCTGGCAACGAACCGCAGGCCGATCTGTCGCGCCTGCTCCAAGCCCTAACCGTCTGAAGGAAACAGACATGAACAAGATGACCAACCTGCGCGGCTCTGCCGTGGCGGGCCGGGGCCTCGTTGCCGTTCGCGCCGAAGCTCAGCCCACTGCCCCTACTTCGATTGAGGGGCTCGCTACTGCCTTCGAGGCGTTCAAGTCCGCTCACACAGAGCAGCTTGAGGAGGTCAAGAAGGGCAAGGCTGATGTTGTGACTGCCGAGAAGGTGGATCGCATCAATGCCGACCTTGGCGAGATCCAGGCGGCGCTCGACAAGATGAACCTTGCGATCGCTGCTCGCGACCTCGGCTCGGCTGACAGTGGCGCCAGCACTCCTGAGGAGCGCCAGTACCGCGCTGCGTTCAACTCGTTTGTTCTCGGTGACGAGGACAAGGAGCGAGAGATCAAGGCCGCCCACGTCGGTGGCATCAAGGCATCGATCACCCGCGGCACCGACACGGACGGCGGTTATTTCGCTCCGGTGGAGTGGGATCGCACCATCCAGAAGGCGATGTTCGAGGTGTCGCCGATCCGCCAGCTTGCGACGGTCACGACCACGACCAAAGCCGGCTGGAAGGAGCTCTACAGCGATGAAGCGTGGGGCTCCGGCTGGGTTGGTGAGACGGCCGCTCGCCCGAACACTGCGACCCCGACGCTGGACGTGTACGAGTATTCGGTCGGCGAAATCTACGCCAACCCTCTCGCCTCACAGACCATCCTGGACGATGCCGAGATCGACATTGAGCAGTGGATCGCTGAGGGCGTTCGCGAGAAGTTCAACCTTCAAGAGGGCGTTGCCTTCCTGTCGGGCGACGGCGTGAACAAGCCGAAGGGCCTTCTCACCTATGCGAGCGGAGGCGGCCATCCCCGCGGTGATGTGGCGTCGGTGAAGACCGGCAGTGCCTCGGGTGTCACCGTCGATGAGCTGATCACGCTCATTTACAAGCTACCTGGGCGTTATCGGGGCGACGCTCGCTTCCTGATGAACGTCAACACGATGGCGGCCATTCGGAAGATGAAAGACTCCGATGGCAACCTTCTCTGGCAGCCGGGACTTGTCGCGGGTCAACCCTCGTCGATCCTCGGCTACCCGATCACGGACGTTCCCGATATGCCCGACATTGGCGCTGCCGCTGTTCCGATCGTGTTCGGCGACATCCGCGCTGCTTATCGGGTCATCGACCGCATCGGCATCCGTGTCCTGCGCGATCCGTACAGCAACAAGCCCTACGTCCAGTTCTACACCACCAAGCGTGTGGGCGGCGGTCTGAAGGACCCTGAGGCCATCCTGTACCACACGGTAGCGGCCTGAACCTGACGGGCCGGCTAAACCCGGCCCGATTTTCATGAAAGGAGCCTGTCATGGCTGTGACCAAGAAGACCGCCGACGATCCGAAGGCTGATGCAAAGATCGCCCCGGCTGACACGTTCGAGGCATCGGGCGCGGTGATCGAGCCCGCCGCGAAGGACGGCATTGACATGGAAGATCCGGCTGTGGATTCCAATCCGCGCGCCGGCACCACGGTCGAGATGAACCGCATCGACTTTAACGATCCCCGCGCCGAGGGCCGGCGGATGGTCGAAGAGAACCTCAAGAAGCAGTCCTGAAGCAGATGAGGCGGGGCCTAGTGTCCCGCCTCCATGCTGTGAAAGCGCGGGAGCCCGATCATGGGTAAATATGACAGCTATTCGGCATCGCCGAACGGCTTTGGCACGCGCGGCGCGGTCATCACGCCGGGCAACACGGACATTGCGGGCGAGCCCAAGGCTGTCGTCTGCCTCACAGCCGGCAACCTGACGATCGTGCCTGAGGACAACGCCAACGGCACCACGCTCGCCTTCGTTGGCGTGCCTGCGGGCTTCATGCCGCCCTTCCGTGTGCGCCGCGTGACGGCTGCGACGGCTATCGTGGCGGCAGTTCTCGACTGATGACCCTCACCCGCCTGACGCCGCTGAATAGCGAGGCTATCCTGCCGCTGAAGGATGCCAAGCTGCATCTGAAGGTGGACGCGAACGACGACGACAGCCTGATCCGCACGCTGCGGGATGAGGCGCTGGCCCACGTGGAGGAAATGTCGGGCTGGGCGTTGGATGCTGGCAGCTTCCGGTGGACCTCACGTCGGTTTGTTGACCGCATTGAACTGCCGATCAGGCCGATCACTGAAATCACCCTGGCGTCCTATCTGGACGCGTCCGGTGTGGCTCAAGTGTATGACGGCGCGCAGGTCGTGGACGGCGCTGTGTGGCCCGCAGAAGGCACTACGTGGCCCTATGCAAGCGGACACGCCTCCATCGAGTTCACCGCTGGCCCTCCTCCTGCTGAGAAGCTGGCTGCGCTGCTGGTGGCGGCCCTGATCCGCCTGGAAGTGCTGTACGACCG